CTCGGAGAAAGAGTACTTATAGATTACAAAGAAGCAATTTTAGACTACAAAGTCACTGAACTTCCTGTAATGTCTTTCTTCGCAGAACCAATGACAACCGATACCGGCGGTAATATTGATATTACACTAGCACGCCCAAGCATGAAGCTTGAGCAAATAAACGAAGGAACAACTCCTGAATACCAACACACTAAGCTACGCTCCGAGCGTGTCTCAGTGAAAGAATGGGGTATAGCAGTAGGTGTTACCCGAAGAATGATTGAAGATTCACGTTTCAACGAAGTTGAGATGGCTTTGAATGAAGCTCGCAGAGCTGTAGACCGTCACATAACAGACAGTGTTGTCCAAGTTATTTTCGGTTCAACAGCTGGTGATACTACATTAGGAACAATCCCAATCGTTGCAGCCACATTGGAATCAACTATCACGACTTTTGCAACCAATCCATACTCCGGATTCTTCGGAGCAGGTATGGCAGCAGGAGATATCGATAGTGGAAGTTCAAGATTGAACTCATATGGAAATGAATCAGCCGCAAGGTTAATTCGTAATTCATACGTGAATGCAGCCGGTGCCACAGCAGGAGACTTAGCTCTCTCTGACATTACACAAGGTATTGACCGCATATCAACCCATGGATACAATGCAAGCCACTTGTTTATCTCCCCAGCTCACTACAAGTCTTTATTAGACTTAGGTGACTTTGTTACTGCTTTTACAGCAGGACAAGGAGAAGCTGGTGGTGCAGCTAACCCTACCCAAGCAGCTATGATGCCGGGAAGCCCAGTCGCTAGGACTGCTTCATCTGGTGTTGTTGGTGCCTTGTATGGATTGACTGTAGTAGTTAATGCATATGTCCCTTCGGACAGATTCGGTGTCTTTGACCTTTCCGTTAAACCTATGGTTTACGTAGAAAGAAGACCTTTGACTGTAGAACAAGCAAACCCCGGTTTTGGAATCGTCGGTTCGTATATGTCTATGAGATATGGTCTCAAAGTTATTCGACCTGAAGTTGGATGTATATTTATCAACGCTTAAAACTGTTGATAAACCTTTAAGTATAGGTTAAAATACTTACCTTTGGGGGCAGGTTAAAGTCCCCACAATATAATGGTTAGCATCCCTCTTACGAGGTGATGATACTAAGGGTCTCCAATTGGCGCCATTATAAGAACAACAGGAGATAAAAATGAGTACAACAACAAATTATAGATATGGGGGCACTAAAGCCCAATTTGGTATAAGAAATACCATCCCTACAGGTACCGATTCCCAATACAGTTATTGTTTTGGGACTGGAAATACTATGGTAGGAGATGCTGACGGGCGGTTTGCCGCCGGTGGAGCACATATACTTAGTGGTGGCGCAAAATATGCGACCGCTTTGGGATATGCGAATGAGTTAGATAATCTTTACGGATTTGCAGCCGGTCAAGGAAATGACATCAAGACGACTGCGTCAGGTGCATGGGGTGCCGCCGTAATAGGTAAACAGAATAGAATTGTACAAGGAGATGACGGATGTATTGTTATGGGAATAGGAAACGTATTAAATACTGGTGGAGCGGCTTCTACAGGAAGAGGTAATATAGTAGCAGGATATAGTATTGAACATTATGGAGGAGGTGCTGGTTGTCTTGTAGGTGGCTACTTTTCTTCATTAGGTAAGTTCGGTGACGCTGCTGTAGATATAGGTGCAGGATGTCTTACTGCTGGATATATTAATACAATGTATGGAGTACATGGTTCTGTTATAGGTGACCAAAATATATGTGGTGTAAGTGGTAATCGTAAAGAAGGACGAGATTCATTAGCTATGGGAAGACAAGTTCATGCTAGATATGCTGGTGGTTTAACTTTCGGTGGTGGAGCACATAGTGCTGTAGGAGACTCACAGAGTACTATGGCAGTAGCTAAAATCCAAACCACTGATGCAACCGCAACTGAATTACTTTTCGGAGATGGCTCTAATACACACAGAGCTATAATCGCAAATGACACAACTGCCGTTTTCGAAGCTCTTATTGTTGGAAGGCAAACTGATGTTGATGATAATTCAGGAGCCTACAAAATACAAGGTGCTATTGATAACAACGCTACTACGGTGGCTTTGGTTGGTGTACCTACAGTAACAACTATCGGAGAAGATACAGCTGGATGGGCAGTTAGTGCAGTAGCAGATGATACGAATAAGTCTTTAAAGTTACTCGTAACAGGTGCAGTAGGAGACTCAGTCAATTGGACTGGTCAATTAAACATAATTGAGGTAACAGGATAAATATGGCTGATTTAGTTAAAGTGATAGATTACGTCGATGAAGATGGCTATAAGAAAAAGAAATTAGTTAAATTCGATGACGAATCTGTCGTCATAATGCCACGCCCAGAAGAGTAAGGCAACCAAAGCGAAATGGTGGGGTTGAGCCCTGCCATTTCACAATGAATGAAGGAGAGAACAAAAAATGATAGTATTCAACTCAAGTTTACCCCGTGCGGGGTCAACCCTATTATCTAATATTTTAGGGAACAATCCAGATATATATGCAAGTCCATCTAGTGGATTAGCAGATGCAGTGCATGGTGCACATTATTACTGGCAAAACGCTGAGCATACAAAAACAGAAGGGATAGAGAAAAGAACTGAATCACTAAAGGAATTTCTAAGAGCAGGAATAAAAGGATATTATAATGAGATTACTGATAAGCCATACATAATAGATAAACATCGGGGATGGTTAAGATTAGGTGATTTCACTGATGCTTTGTTTCCCCAGTGTAAAATGCTTTGTATGGTAAGACACCCATTTGATATATTCGCAAGTATGGAAAAATTATTTCGAAAAAATCCAATGGATAACAAAGCTAGTGGAATAGTAGATTATGAAACACTTCAAGGAATGACTGTAGAAAGTAGAGTAAACATTTGGATGAATAGTGCTCCATTAGGTCATGCCTTTCAGAGTCTTAATAATACAATACAAGCAAAATTAAAGGAGGACATTATGTATATACCATATGAAAGTTTAACAGCACAACCCGAAGATGTAATGAGAGACATCTATAAATACTTAGACATCCCATATTATAAGCAGGATTATAATAATATTAAACAAGTCACCCACGAAGATGATGACGGATTATTAACTAATCATATTATTCGTCCTAAAATAGAACCCGTAGTTCAAAACCCAATTGAGATTCTCGGTTTAGATAGTTGTTTATTTATACAACAACGTTTAAAATGGTTTTTCGATTATTTTGGATACCAAAAAGTAGGAGAAGACCCTAAATAAATAAATAAGACAATATGGCCCGATATAACAATGTTCTAAAGAGTATGCCTCACAACGCTGTTAACAGGAGAGCACAGTCTGATGGTTCTCAGGGTTCACAAGGTACAGCAGGAACTACTCAAGGAACAACTGGTGCGCAAGGTCCAATTGGTACACAGGGCACCACAGGTGCTGGAACTCAGGGAACAACAGGTACTCAGGGAACAACTGGAACTCAAGGAACTACAGGTACTCAAGGAACTACAGGTACACAAGGAACAACCGGAACTCAAGGAACTATAGGTACTCAAGGTACAGATGGTCCTCAAGGAACGACAGGTACTCAAGGAACTACTGGAACACAAGGTGCAATTGGAACACAAGGTACTGATGGTACTCAAGGAATAACAGGAAGTCAAGGTACAACAGGTACTCAAGGAACTACTGGAACGCAAGGCACAACAGGTACACAAGGGACTACTGGAAGTCAAAGCATTCAAGGCATTCAAGGTATTCAAGGAATTCAAGGAGTTTTAGGTTTATTTGGTGGAAACAGTATAGAATTTAATTATAGTAGTTTCGATGTTACTGCTGGTTCTCCGGGACAAACTAATTTTGGATTTAATATAACATTACCCGGTGGTGGTGGTGTACCTAATTATGGTTTAATTTCTAAAGTTGGTATTTCTGACTTTGATATTAATACTACAGATGTCAGCGCATGGAATGATGCACTGGATGATGGTACTAGCACAATAAGAGGGCATTTACGAATTTTTAAAACAGATGACTCTGACAAATGGGTCACATTTAATATTACAGGAGCCAATGTAGGAGGAGGTACAGGTGTAACAGCTTATGAAGAAGTTCAGGTACAATATGTAGATAGCAACAGTTATTTTACTGCGGCTGATGATTGTGTTATTACATTCGTACAAGCTGGTGATTCTGGAAATACGGGCACTCAAGGAATTACAGGAACTCAAGGTACAGATGGTACTCAAGGAACTACAGGAACTCAAGGAACTACAGGAACTCAAGGAACTACAGGAACTCAAGGTACAGATGGTACTCAAGGAACAACTGGTACTCAAGGAACTACAGGAACTCAAGGTACAGATGGCACTCAAGGAATTACAGGAACTCAAGGTACAGATGGTACTCAAGGAACTACAGGAACTCAAGGAACTACAGGAACTCAAGGAACTACAGGAACTCAAGGAACTACAGGAACTCAAGGAAC